ACACAGCACTCGAGCAGAACATCGTTCATGACACGGCCTCGATCGCGGACTGGCAGGTCACCCAGCCGGTGACAGGCTTAATGGTGGAAACCCCATCGGCGCCATACGTGACGTGCTGGATCTGATAGCGCCCTTGCTTGACCGCGACAGACAGGCCTTTCGCCCTGGCCATCTGGCCGAGGGCAATACCTGCACGCAACAATTCCTTGGCGACCACAGGTGAAATGGAAGAGATCATCACGCCACCGCCCGGGAACAGCCAAAGCGCCACTGATACACACCCATCCGGATACGAACAAGGCCGTCCGCGTCAGCAGGAAGATTGCACATATCGCGCACCACAACCCGAATGATTTCCGCCTGTGTTTTCGGAGCGAAGTGAGCGATCGACCGCAACTGATTGACCAACCCAGAGGAGCGAAACGCCTCGCGCGTCGGGGTGACATCGGCAATGTCCGAGTAGACCTGATCGAACTGCGACCATCCATCCGGGAAAGAGATGTTCCGAGCAACCTCATCAGGAGTCGGAATGTAACGACGACCGGACGAGGAGAACGATTCTGCCTGTGCGTTGTAGCTCATGCCGGCACCCCCCACGAATCAAGGATATTTGCAGCCGTTCCGCCGTCCTCGACAACCAACCCGAGGGCGCGCGCCCGCTTCAAACAATCAGGGGAAAGGGTCTTGGTGCCGGCGATGGCTGCCAAGTTCTTGGCTGCATCGTTGACCGGATAGCAGAGCACGTTGCCGTACACACGATCAAACCGGACTTGGATGACGACAGGAGAAAGGGCGGTGGTGCTCATGCCGCCGCCTTTGGAACTGAAGTCTTACGAACTTCCAAAGACTCGCAATAAAGCCGATCAGCTACCGCGCAAGAATTCATTGTCGGTTGAAATCCATCATCCAACCAGACGCCCGGCCCGTGCTGCTGGCACTCAGAACAATTTTTCTGATGATCGTAATGCCGGTAAAAAGCATCCAGATCCGCCTGAGATATAAAGCCCTGCTCTTGCCGCGCCGAATTGAAAACCCGACCATATTCACTTTTTTCATAGGTGGCCATGAGGTATCTCCAGAATCTACGGCTTCGGGATGAAGCCGCCACAACCCAAGTAGACCATAACGGTTCGACCTCGTCAACAGGTGTTGCACAAATAATTAATCCGGAGTACATTGATCCCATGAACACACCAAACACTGCTTACCAGGTCATGCTCGATGAGGGAAAGAAGCGCCGCGCGCGCGCCCTCGAGATGCAGGTCAAAGAGGGGAAATCCCTGAGTGAGATCGGCGCAGAACTGGGAGTATCCAGGCAGCGCGCCGCTGCCATGATTGCCTCGGCGATCAAAGATGCCAAGAAAAAATAGCCAGTCGATCAAGAAGTGCTGCCGGTGCGAGGAGGATTACCCAGCCCGGCGCAACAGCCACTACTGCCTGCCCTGTGCGGACATCATGTGGTACCTGAGAAGGAAGGTGGAGAAGCGAGTGGCGCATGCGGTGAGAACAGGGAAGATCCCGGCAGCATCGGACCTGCTGTGCGAGGACTGCCTGCAGCCGGCCCAAGACTACGACCACCGGGACTACGGCAAACCCCTGCAGGTGGCAGCGGTGTGCAAGCCGTGCAATGCCCAGAGAGGCCCGGCGACCGGGTACGGTGAGCCAGCATGACCAAGATGCACAGCATCCTGAACACATGGGCGGGAACAACGCTGGCGAACGCCAAGAGCCCCAGCGCGCGCCCGGTTCCAAAGGTGAGGAGCCACCGGAACAATGCCAAGCTGACAGCCGAGCAGGTGCTGGCGATACTGGACCTACGGGAGAAACGAGGATGGAGCCCCGGCAGGATCGCCACGAAGCTGAAGTTACCGGAGAGCCAGTGCAGTGGGGTGATCCACCGTGGGCTGGGCACCCGGACCGTGTACCTGCAGCAGGTTTCCCGTGGAACAAACTTAGGAGATTAGATGAGCGTACAAGCGTATCCCCTTAACTGGCCTGAAGGATGGAGGCGGACAAACCCAGGCCAGCGTGAGCGTGCCAAGTTCGGCAAAGCCGGGAAATATCAAGGTTACGACAACAACAAGCGTTGGATCCCGGCGCGCGACCTGACGATCGAGGAAGGTACCCAGCGCCTGCTGAAGGAACTGCGCGCGCTGGGCGTCGAGACAGGTGATTCCATCATCAGCACGAACCTGAAGCTGCGCCTGGACGGCCTGCCGCGGGCAGATCAGAAGCGCCCGGAGGATCCCGGAGTGGCGGTCTACTGGCAGCGCCGGGAGGACAAGGCGCACAAGGTGATGGCGATCGACCGCTACGACACCGTGCAGGACAACATGGCTGCCATCGCCGCGACCCTGGACGCCATGAGGGCGATCGAACGTCACGGTGGTGCGGCGATCCTCGACCGAGCCTTCACCGGATTCGTGGCCCTACCAGCGCCCGGACAGACGGCCAGGCGCGCATGGCGGGACATCCTTGGGGTTCCCGACGACGACAAGCGCCTGACGACAGCCGAGGCCCAGTACAAGGTGCTGCGCAGCCGCTACCACCCGGACAAGAACGGAGGGGTGGAAATGCCGGAATGGCACCAAGTACAGGCCGCCTGGCATGACGCCAACGTGGAACTGGGGAACCCGGGATGAGTATCGAAGCACTGCGCTGGTCCCTCGACAAGGGGATGGAGCACAACCTCGAGCCGACCCTGCGGTACGTGCTGCTGATCCTTGGCAACCGAGCCGACGAACAAGGCTACCTGTACCCAAGCGTGCAGTGGATCTGCCAACGCACCGGACTGAGCAGGAGAACGGTCCAGCGCCACCTGCAGACCCTGCAGGACAAGGAACTGCTGCGCCGCGACACAAGGGAAAAAGAGGACGGAGGGCGGACCTCGGACAGCCTTCAACTGACCATGGAACAGCCCGGATTATTCCAGCAGACCCCCCGTGTCACCATGACACCCCCCCGTGCCACGGTGACACGGCCCCCGTGCCATGGTGGGGAGGGGGGGGGTGCCACCATGACACCCTATACACAAGAAGATACACAAGATCAAAAGAAACAAAACACCGCCAGCGCATTCGCGCTGCCGGACTGGATCCGGGAAGATACCTGGAAAGCCTACGAGGAGATGCGGAAAAAGATCAGGAAGCCCATGACCGAGAGGGCGCGCGACCTGATCATCAAGAAGCTGCTGGAAATGAAGCAGGCCGGCCAGGACGCCAACGCGGTGCTCGAGCAATCCGTGATGAGCAGCTGGACCGGGATATTTCCGATCAAGACCGACACCAGCCCGGCAGGCAAGCAGCAGCCATGGTGGACCGACGACCAGGCAACCCTTGCCAAGGCGAAGGAACTGGGCGTGAGCACCAACGGGATATCTTGGCAGCAGCTGCGCAGCAAGATCCGGGAGAAGATCGACTCCGGGCAGACGAGGCACTGATGGAAGCCCCAAAGTGCAGAATTTGCCTAAAGCCGCACTGGCTGTCCGTCAACTGCCAAGGAGAGCCGCATCAGCAGCAACAGAATATCCAGAGGGAAGGTCGCCGCGTTTTGAAGGGATCAACCGGGCAACCGGCCAAGCCTACGCGGACAGCATCCGCGGAGAGGACCGACCCGCCAAAGCCAGCCAAAGCACCGGCAGACAGAGCCATCGCGGAGAAGGCAGGGGTTGGCGTCCCGAAGCCGCGCCGGAAAAAGAAGGCGAAGAAAGCAGCAAAGAAGAAGTCCAAACCACCACAGGAGAGCACCAGATGATTGTGATAGGGATCGACCCCGGAGTGCCTGGCAGATGAGCGACACCCCGGAAACATTTCAAGACGAGTTCGGCAATGTAGTCAGCCTTGTGCTGCGCAGACAAGGGCTACGTCAGCGTCAGTTTGAAGGGAAATGCCTCCATCAAAGGGTGGTGGTGGACACAGCACTGACTAAGCTGGAATGCAGCGACTGCGGGAAAGAGGTGAACGCGGTCGAGTGGGTGGCCAACACGACCGAGTTGTACGCGGCCCTAAAATACGAACGGCAACGATACGACACGGCAAAGACCTTGTTCGACGTAAAGAGCCGGTGCAAATGCGAGCACTGCGGGAAGCTCACGCGCATCAAACCAGCTACAGGAGCCGAGGTGAGAAAATTTCAGGAGAAAAATAAATGATTGTCATCGGAATCGACCCGGGATTAACGGGCGCACTGAGCCTGCTGACCCCGAAAGGGTTGCAGGCAGTGGCGGACATGCCCGTGATGATGAGAGGCACCGGAACAGGCGTGGTGAAGAATCAGGTGGACGCCATCGCGCTGCGCCAGCTGCTGCAGGAATGGCTGACCCCTTGGGACAAGAACGAGGTAAAGGTCATCATCGAACTGCAGGCACCGATCGGTGGAAAGCTGCAGGGGGTGTCCAGCATATTCAGCCTGGCACTGACCGCAGGCATCATCGAGGGCGTGGTGGCATCTGGCTGGTACCCACACGAACTGGTACAGCCGTCCGTCTGGAAGAAAGCAATGGGACTGACGGCCAAGACCAAAGACGCCAAGGGGATGGCCAGGACGATGGCGCAGCGCATGTACCCGAGCGCCGAGCTCCACTTGGTCAAACACCACAACCGGGCTGAGAGCATCCTGATCGCGCGGTATGGCTACCAGAAATACCACTGACATGAGAACCATAAACTCGACAGGAGAGGGACCGATTAGGCTGGCCAGTGATATCGCCAAACAGCACGGCATATCGGCAGATCTAAGGTATGCTTCCAGCGCGTGGAAAGAACTGATGGGTTACGCACAAGACCTGGAGCACAGGGAATTAGCCCTGCGGAACCAACTCGAATCAGTGACGCGCGAAAGAGATTTATTTCAGCAAGAAGCTGCCCGACTTCAAGCAGCATTCGCGGAGGCCAGGGACGACCTGCACGATTTGAAAGTCAGGATGGGGATATGAGAAGCGTACTGATTACAGGCGGTTCGGGATTTTTTGGGCGCGGGTTAGTCGAACACCTGCTGACCATCCCGCTGCACGAACGCATCTGCATCTACAGCCGGGACGAAGCCAAGCAGGCCGCCATGCGCGCGCAGATCGCGGATCCGCACGACCGCCTGCGCTGGTTCGTTGGCGACGTGCGGGACTTGCCCAGGCTGAAGCACGCCATGGCAGGCGTCGATCTGGTTATCCATGCCGCAGCCCTGAAGCGGGTAGAAGTGGGAGAGTACAACCCCGGCGAGATGGTCAAGACGAACGTGCTGGGCACGATGAACGTGATCGAGGCCGCCACGGACGCCCCCCTGGGAAACCGGTTCCCGAGGAAGGTAGTCGCCCTCAGTACCGACAAGGCATGCCACCCGGTGAACGCCTACGGCGCCAGCAAGCTGATGATGGAGAAGCTGATCCTGGGCGCGAACAACACCCGAGGGCAGAACGGGCCGATATTCGCAGTGACGCGATACGGAAACGTGGCCGGCAGCACGGGAAGCGTTATCCAGCAATGGCGGGCAGCGATGGAAAAGGATCCAATGAACATCATGGTGACGGACTACAACGCCACCCGGTTCTGGATGACCCTGCAGGAAGCCATCGATCTGGTGATGCGCACCGCGTGGGAAATGAAGGGAGGGGAATTCGTCACCCCGGAACTCCCGGCCTACAGTGTGGGGAATCTGGCAGAGGCGATTGGATTCCTGAAGCAAGGATGCATAACACCGGGGTACGCCGACCGGCTCGTCGGATTGGGGAAGGGCGAAAAGATGCACGAACGCATGATCGAGGATGGCCCCAGCAGCGACCAGGTGCGCAGGATGACGGTACTGGAACTGGTGGAAGCATTGGAGCAGATCCCATGAGCAAGGAACTCGCGGCATCCGGGCAGTTGAGCGCGGAGCAGATCAAGGAAGCCGCTCGTGAGCTGTTTACGCATTATGGCTGGAATAACGAACACGACAATCATATGCGCCGCAGCATCGAAGTAATGCGAGACATGGCCCTGTCGTCCCTGCGCGGCACGTTCGCTGACGGGATCGAGGCGGCGGTAAAGGCCGTCTATGCAATCCGCAACAGACGCTTCGATGACGCTGTTTATCAAGAAGCATGGTGGGATGCCTGCGATATTGCAGAAGGCAAAATACGCGCACTCGCGCAAGGTCAACGCACGTCTGAGCAAGACGCGGACGAGTTGCTGCGGGAAGTCCTCGATTGGGGATTGCCTGACGACTTGAAGCAGCGCATAGACGCCTACCTCTCGCGCAAGTAGCTGAAATGAGAGCATCTGACTGGTGGGCAATCTCTACCTTGTGGCTTGGTGCGTCAGGCCATGTGTACTACGGCGCAGCATCAGCGGCCATTTTCTTAATCGTGCTGCTTGGCGAACTTAGGGGGTTGAAATGATCGACAAAGAAACCAGCCTTGAGTTTGTCAACGGCACCTGCACTTTTCATTTTAAGGTGTGCCGTGTTTGCGGGAAAGAGGCCGAAGATGACGGCGATTACGATGACTACGAACCGGACTATCGCCATGAATGACAATCTAATTGCTGATCTTGCATCCTTGGTACGCCGCCTTGGTTACGCGCTAAAGCGTACAGGTGAAAACGATAAGCTAGTCCATCAAGCAGTTGAGTTTCTAAAGCGCCACGATCTTGGCGGAAGCGTTATTCGGGTAATGGATAATGTGCCATCAGAGAATCTGTGGTTCTCCAACAACGAACAGGCTATTCGCTGGCTGCGTGACGAAGCGCGACAGTGGCACGATGACAACCCTTCTGTTGCTGCCCACCTAGTCGAGGCTGCGATGATGTTTGAAAAGGCAACAAAACCATGAGCCGATTTGATGAAGAACCAGATGGCGACACGCACGGTGAATGTGTGCTCGAAATAGCATCGCTACAAAGCGAGAACGCCCGTCTGCGCGAGGAAGTCGAAATGCTTAACGTGCGCCACGCTGCGGTAATGCTTCACGCACAGACACACGCTGACGAATACAACGCTCTGCGCGAGGACGTGAACGGATTGCTGCAAGATATTCAGCGGCTGACAGAAGAAGCATTTAAGCGGGACGAGGAACTCTCCCTAGCCAACGGCACCATCGAAAGCCGAGACAGGAACATTGCAACGCTGCAAGAGGAACTGGCAGAGGCGAAGCGGGATGTCGAACTTGCGGAACTTGTTATCCAGCAGAAGCAGGAGCAGATCGCCAGTGCGGAAGCGGCATTAGAGCAATCCGAGGCCAGTGCGCTGGAGTACAAGACTGAACATGCCGCACTACTCGGAACTTCGCAATGGCAGGAAGTCGAAATAGCCGACCTGCGCGATGACGTTAAGCGGCTGATGCAGACCGTCAGCGAGTGCGAAGAACGGGCGCTGGCGAACGAGAAGGATGCGGCCGTCGCCAAGTTTGGCGCGACGTGCTTTGCCGAACACCGCAGCGAAATGTCAGACCTGGACGGAGGATGGTTGCAGGAGAGGGCGCTTGAATGCGGCTTGATTTACGGAAAGGAAGTTACCGCCGAAATGTGGGACGGCTGCGGGTCTGTGCATTGCGAATGCGAAATTGGCGACACCTGCTACTTCCCTACCGAGGCAGGGAAAGCCGCCATTGCGGGAGCCAAGCATGAATGAAGCCAAATATGACGGATGGCTCATCACTGCGACGATTTGCTATGCCGCGAACCTGCTCGGATGGGTAGTTTATCTATTGAGGAGTCAAGCATGATTGAGCCGAGAGCGAGAGTAGTCAGTTTTGAGGATGCGGACTTTGGAGACATGCGCATTCAAGTCATCAAGGCAAGCACAGCATTCCCGGAATTACTCGCCAATGGAACAGAACTCACCACAGTAGCCGACGTGCTGGCCGCTCTTCGTCAGCCGAGTGAGGCGATGCGCTTGGCTGGTTATTTGGCTATTCAGGAACATTACAGGGCAGATGGTGGCTGGTGTGGGCTAAAGGCTGCTCAAGAGCAAATGACGCTGACATGGAACGCTATGCTTGACCAGTTCGAGCTTGACCAGTTCGAGCGCGACCAGAGGAGCGCGACATGAAGCCGGATGCATTCCAGGTGGTCAGGGACTTCGAGAGGGCGGTGGCTGACTACACCGGAGCACCCTACGTGGTGGCGGTTAACAGCTGCAGCATGGCGATCCTGCTGGCGGTGGCGTGGCACTTCTCGAAGCAACAAGCCAAAGTGGACCAGGAGGCCATCGCCGCAGGCCACGGCATGAAGATGTACTGGATCCGGCCACCGATCGAAATCCCCCGGCGCACCTACATCAGCGTGCCCATGAGCATCATCCATGCAGGAGGGCGTCCGACATTCAGGGACGAGGACTGGGTGGGAGCCTATCAGTTGAAGCCACTGCCGGTGTGGGACAGCGCGCGCTGGTTCACCAGTGGCATGTATTCCGGGAATGGCCGACCAGTGATCGGACCCAACCCCCAACATTTTGGATTCTATGGGCCGGGACAGATGGCCTGCACCAGCCACCACTGGTCAAAGACCCTCGGGATCCAGCAGGGAGGATGCATCCTGCACGACGACCCGGAAGCCGACGCCTGGCTGCGCCGAGCACGTTTCGACGGCCGCACCGAGGGCGTGTCGCCGAAAGACGATACCTTCACACAGATCGGTTACCACTGCTATCTCAGCCCAGAAGTGGCAGCGGAAGGGCTGGTTCGGATCCAGCACTTGCCGCGGCACAATGCACCTTTGCCGTCCGATCAGTATCCGGACCTTTCCACCTTGGAGATTTTTAAATGAACCGAGAACAGCGCCGCCAAGCGCAATTTGGCAAAACCCAGCAGCCAGCCATCCAGGACACCCAGAAGGCGGTCACCACCCAGTACGGGCATAACGGTGACAAGGTGATCATGTCCTGGAGCCAGAAGATCGAGGCGCTGATGCTGACCGAGGAGCAGGTCGACAGCATGATTGGATTTCTGCAGAAATCAAAGCAGATGCTGCACGACCACAAGGCCCAGCAAGGGAACCTGCCGTCATGAGCGAATACACCGGAAACGCCAACGTCCAGATCGGGGTGGTGAAAGGCCGGGTTCACTTCGAACTACCCGTGGGCATCAACTGGATTGCCATGGACCCGGACAACGCCAGGATCATGGGAGAGGAACTGGCCCGGCGCGCATTCGAGGCCCACACCGGCCGCGCGCCGAATGCCGGCAAAAGCCTGGTGGTCGACCAGATCCGGGAAAAGATGGTGAACCGCGTGCTGATGGTGCTGACCAGCCTGGAAACCCAGAAGGTGCCGATGTTGCGCCGTGCCCAGGCGGTGGTCGACATCGTCCTGCAGGAAGCAACGTGACCGAGCAGGCAATGCCACCGGACGATCTGGAATGGCTGGGCAGACTGGCCCGGCTGGACCAGAAACTGCGCCTGTTCCAACGAGTGCATTGTGGTGGTAAGTTTGCCTTCGACAACTACGACACCGCCCAGCGCAGCCTGAAAAAGACGAAGCTGGGAAAGCTGGCCCATGTGTACCACTGCATCCACTGCCATGCTTGGCATGTGGGCAACCTGACCGGAACCCGTGAGCGTAGACTGGTCAAACAGAGGAGGATGCAACATGAGGAGTGAGCAGCCGCGACTGATTCGCGGATACGACCAGGAGGAGAAGGATCCCTGCTGCGTGGCGATCATCCCAGCCCGTGGCGGATCCCGCAGGATCCCGGGCAAGAACATCCGCCCGTTCCGTGGCAGGCCGATCATCGAGCACAGCATTTCCAAGGCGCTGCACTCGGGGCTGTTCGCCAAAGTGTTCGTGACCACGGACGATTACCACACGGCATGCATTGCAGCACTAGCCGATGCCATGGTGATCCACAGACCCGCAGAACTGGCCGCCGACCACATCGGCACCCAGCGTGTCGCCCAGCACGCCATGCAGCAGATTTGCAGCAAATGGCACATCCCAGCCGTGTGGGCCTGCGTGATCTATCCCACCGCCCCCCTGATGAGTGTGCAGAGCCTGAAATACGGCCGCGCGTGCATTGACATGCTGGGCATCGACTACGCCATCGGTGTGGGCACCGAACCGCTGGCAGATGTCGGGCAGTTCTACTGGGGAACCAAGGAAGCCTTCCTGCAGGACAAGCCCCTCTACGACGTCAGGACCGCCATGGTGCCAATATCGCCAGAGCGCGTGTGCGACATCAACACCGAGGACGACTGGAAAAGAGCAGAGCAGATGTACGACAACCTCATCATGAAAGGAATACAAGCATGAGCGAAGCCAAGACAGCGCCGATCTGGAAGGGTGAATTCGGCGACAAATATGCCGACCGAAATCATGATCAATACAAGGTGGCCAGCAACACTGCCCTGTTCGCCAAGATCCTGCAGCGCACCAACGGGATCACCAGCGTGCTGGAATTCGGATGTGGAACTGGACAAAACATCGAAGCCATCAACCGCATTTCAAGCGACAACCTGCTGACATACGGACTGGACATCAACGCTTCCGCCATCGAAATCGCTGAACAGGTTTGCACGGAAGCCGTGTGTCTGGACTTCATCAAGCACGAACCGCCTGATGACTTCGATCTGCCGGTCGACTTGACCATGACCAAGGGCGTGCTGATCCACACGGCCCCAGCGGACCTTCCCACGGCATACGACCGCCTGATCGAGCACAGCAGCAAGTACATCCTGATCGCCGAGTACTACAACCCCACCCCGGTGGAAGTGATGTACCGCGGGATGCCGGCCGCCCTCTGGAAGCGGGACTTCTGCAAGGAGATTATCGAACGCGCAGGCTATCAGCACCACATATGGCTGAAGCTGATCGACTACGGCTTCCAGTACCACGGCGACCACAACTTCCCGCAGGACGACATCACCTGGTTCCTGATGGAGAAGGTGAAATGAGCGACCTCACAAAAGCCAATGGCATCGCCAAACTGAGAGAGCTGGCAGACGCTCTCGAAAATAATCAGCCAATTACCCTGGCAGTTCAATGGATGACCGACGTCGAAAGAGGAAGTGAATCGATGGACTTTGGCAGCCAGTTGATTCTGGACGCCATTGCCGTGCACCACTTTCGGGTACGCATATTGACCGGTGCAGCACTCCAGTCAGACGATCAACAAACTGGAATGAAACAATGACCGAAGAAGAAGCCAAGACCAAGTGGTGCCCGATGCGGCGGCTGACGGAAATCGGGCATGTGCGCATCACCAACGTGGACCCGGGAATACACACCCTGAACTGCATCGGATCCGCATGCATGATGTGGAGGACAGACCAGAGATTCACGGTCCACCGCGATGTTGTTCCGATCAATGTCCGATTTTCGGATAACGGAGAAATACGGTCCGAACTGGCCACCCCAGACGAGCCGCAACACGGGCACTGCGGGATGGGAGGAAAACCATGATCCGATGCAACGTCTGCACTATGCCGTCGACTAGACCCGACACGCCATTCCTGAACGGCACCTGCGCCGCCTGCCTGTCCTACCAGAAGCGGATGCAGCGCGACTGGCAACTGCGCGAGGATCTGCTGGTGCGCCTACTGGACGAGCACCACGGGCAGTGCATCGTTCCTAGTTCGGGCGGAAAGGACTCGCATGCCCAGGTGCTGCGTCTGCTGGAGCTCGGCGCCGACGTCACGGTGGTCACGGCCAGCACCTGCCACCTGACCCCGACAGGGAGGGCGAACATCGACAACTTGGCCCGGTACGCCCGCACGATCGAGATCACCCCAAACCGGACTACGAGGGCGAAGCTGAACCGCCTAGGCCTCGAGATGGTGGGCGACATCAGCTGGCCCGAGCACGTCAGCATCTTCACCACCCCGTTCAAGGCCGCGCTGGATCTGCGCATCCCGCTGATCTTTTACGGCGAGAACCCACAGGAAGCCTACGGTGGCCCCATGGGCAGCGAGGAAGCCAGCCAGATGACCAGGCGCTGGGTATCGGAGTTTGGTGGATTCCTTGGCCTGCGCCCACAGGACTTGGAATGCATGACCAGCGAGAAATCCATGCGGGATTACATGCCACCGTCAGAACAGGACGTGGAACAGGCTGGTATCGAGGCCCATTTCCTCGGCGCATACTTCCAGTGGGACAGCCACGAGAACGCCAGGGTGGCCATAGATGCCGGCATGCAGACCGACCACAACCACCCGCCATGCCAGGCCAGCTATTGGGTCTGGGAAAATCTGGATAATGCACAAACCGGCATCCACGATCACATGATGTACCGGAAATACGGATACGGCAGGCTCTGCACCCAACTCGCGGTGGACGTGCGCAGCGGGTTGATCACCCGCGAAAAAGCCATGGAACTGGTGCGTAACCGTGACGGGCTGTTCCCTGAGACATACTGCAGCGTGCCACTGCCAGAAGTGCTGGACAGGATCGGAGTCACCCGGCAGCGCCTGTTCGAGATCATGGACGACTTCACCAACTGGCCACTGTTCAAGGAATCCGATGGGACAGGCCACCTGATCCTCAAGGAATAGCGCAATGGTGGCCTGTGCAAAATTCCTTGGTAGAGAGCCAGAAACATGCACGCGCGGTCAGTCGTGCATTTGCAAAAAGGAGAAAGTAAAGATGCTGGCCAAGCGGATCATCCCCACCATCCTCTGCCGCGGTCGGACGCTGGTGAAGGGCATGGCATTCGACTCCTGGCGCGCGGTGGGAATCGCCATGCAGGCCGCCAAGATTCACAGCATGCGTGGCGTGGACGAACTGGTGCTGCTGGACATCGGCGCCACCGAGGAAGGCAGGGGCCCGGACCTGCGTATGGTCGAGCAACTGTCCGAAACCTGCTTCATGCCACTGGCGGTGGGCGGTGGGATCACCAAGGTGCAGGACGTCAAAGACCTTCTGATGGCTGGCGCCGACAAGGTGGTGATCGGAGCAGCAGCCCACCAGACCAACCTGATCGCCGAACTGGCCAGCACGGTGGGATGCCAGGCGGTGGTGGCTGCGGTCGACTACCGGATGTTTGAAGGCGTGAAATGGGTGTACACCCACGGAGCCAAGCGCAGAACCCGATGGCACCTGTACGACTGGGTGAGGCAACTGGAGAAAGCCGGCGCCGGCGAGATCATCCTGACCGATGCCGACCGGGAAGGGGTCATGGAAGGCTACGACATCAACACGATCAAGAACGTGACCGGCATCGTCAACATTCCCCTGATCGCCCACGGAGGCGCAGGCGACTATGAGGATATGCTGGCAGCCATCAAGGCCGGCGCAGATGGCGTGGCAGCCGGCGCTGTCTTTCAATTCACCGACGCCACCCCGCGAGGCGCCGCGCAGTACCTTGCAGAACGCGGGATTACCGTTAGAATCTGACCCGAGGAGAGAGAAGATGACCGAAGCTACCCAAACCGAAGGACCGCTGGACCGACTGGTCGCTGCGGACGCTAAGCGCGCCATCGCCATGCTGCTGTGGAAGAACCGGCACGCCAACCCGGAACTGAACGTACAGATCACCGAGCAGGACATCAAGGGATTCGATGACTGCGTGGAGTACCTGGACGTGGACCCGGAAGTGCGGATATTCCGCCCGGCCGGCCGCCCAGCCGAAGCACCGCGCGAAGCCCTGCCACCGACCAAGGCCAACCCAGGTGGCGTACCAGCCTTCCCGGGCAGAGCCGGCGACCCACCCCGCAACTTCGTGCTGGTGGGCCTGTACGTGGCCGGGACGAACGATGCATTCAAACCGATCGAGAACAACGAAGCGGACAAGGACAGGGCCGACAAAGCCGAAGCCCTGCGCCGCGCCAAGGAACAGGCCAACGCCATCGCCAATCAGGTCCGCAACGACGCCCTGGCCGGCACATTCAGCGCCAGCAGCGTGTGTGACGTCTGCGACGCCCTCCTGCTGCTGGCCAAATCCTGATGCGATTCCTACCTGTTGAAGAAGCGGACCGCGCCGAGGCGGTCCACATCACATACCAGCTGCTGATCGAGCGCCCTCCCGAGGCCAACATCACCCACCAGCGATTCGTGGGCCTGTCTGACCACGAGGACTTTTTCGACAACCACCCGTACCGGCACTGGTTCCTGCTGATGACCGACGACACCAGCCACCCGAAGAAGGACCAGGAAGTGTGTGTCGGCAGCCTGTACATCACCCAGGATGACGAGATCGGAATCTTCATTCTGCAGGAGCACCAGCGCCGCGGGTATGCTCGAGAAGCCCTGCTGCAGGCGATCACAGCCCATAAACCCAGGCATGGCGACCGATTCAAGGCCAACGTGAACCCACGGAACCAGGCCTCGATCGACCTGTTCAAGAGCATCGGTTCCTTTCACATCCAGAACACGTATGCACTGCCAAAGCCATGAAAACAGACAATAAGCTTTCTCCCCCTAAAAAAGGACGTGGCCCGCTGCGCGTGGATTACGTGCCGATCGCCAAGGTCAAGCCAAGCGAAAAGAACAGCCGGAAGCACGACCCCAACCAGATCGACAAGATCGTGGCCAGCATCGAGGCGGTTGGCTGGACCAAGCCCATCATCGTGGACGAGGACTACGAGATATTGGCCGGGCACGGCGCCTACCAGGCAGCCCAGCAGTTGGGCATGGCCGAAGTCCCGGTCATCCTCCGGGCAGGACTGACGTCCGCCCAGCGCCGCGCCTACCGCATCGCGGACAACAAGATCGCCGAGCAGAGCCAGTGGGACAACAGCGTGCTGGCGTCAGAATTCGCGGAACTGACCCGCATGGGATTCGACATGAGCCTGACCGGCTTCAATCCCAGTGAGATCGAATTCATGCTGGCCCCACCGCCCCAACTGCCACCCGAGCCGCCAGCCGCCAAGATCCAGAAACGCGTGGTGACCAAGCTTGGCGACGTGTGGCAACTGGGAGAGCACCGGATCATCTGTGGTGACAGCACGCTGCCGGCCACGTACAAGGAATTGATGCAAGGCCGGAAGGCCCAGTGCGTGTTCACAGACCCGCCATACGGCATCAGCTACGCCAGCCCGTCCGGGAAGTTCAAGATGATCGAGGGCGACGAGCTGCGCCGCGGGCAGCTGATGGGCATGCTGAAAGGTGCATTCCAGTCCGCGGTGCACCACGTTCGGGAGGACGCCGGATGGTACGTGTGGCACGCCAGCGGCACCCGGGAGGACTTTGCGCATGCCATGCGGGACGTCGGACTGGTCGAGCTCTGCCTGATCATCTGGGAGAAGCCAGGCGCAACGCTGGGATGGGGCGACTACCGGCAGGCCCATGAGCCGTGCTTCTACGCAGCCAGGCAGGGCGTGAAACCCACCTTCTACGGCGACCGGACCGGCACCACGATCTGGAAGATCGACGCATCGAGGGCTATCAAGGGCCAGCCCACCGCGATCGGATCCGGGCTGGTGCTGACCACCCCGGACGGCCGAGAGCTCTACCTGAGCCCAACCCCACCCAAAGGCAAGAAGCTGCGCCACCTGCACCTGGACCCGAAGGAACCGCTGCTCCTGCAGCCCAAGGACGATGTGGATGACGTCTGGGCGGTCAGCCGTGACACCGGGCACGGAAAGGACAATGCCTTCCACCCCACCATGAAACCGGTGGAACTCGCGCGCCGAGCCTGCAGGAACAGCACCAAGGAGGGCGACATCGTGCTGGACTTCTTCGGCGGAAGCTGCAGCACCGTGATGGCAGCCGAGCAGACGAAGCGCATCGGATACGCGATCGAACTGGATCCTCACTACGTGGACGCCAGCGTGCGCCGATGGCAGGACATGACCGGAAAGCAGGCAACCCATGGCAACGAGAAGAAAACCTTCGAAGCCGTCGCCAAAGCCCGCGGAAAAGCCTAAGCGCGGACCGGGACGGCCCGAGGGCACCGGGTTCCATCCCACCGACGAGCAGCGCAACATGGTGCGGGCAATGGCCGGGTATCGGATCGCCCAGGACGAAATGTGCCTGCTGATCATCAACCCGAAGAACAAGCTGCCGATCAGCCTGATCACCCTGCGCAAGCACTTCGCCGAGGAAATCAGGCAAGGCTACGCCCACCTGAAAACCCGCATCATGGCCGCCACCGTGAGGAACGCCCTCGGCGACGTCGAACAACTGCCGGACGGCAGAACCAGGGTGGTGAGAGAGGGTAACGTCACCGCCCAGATCTGGCTGGGCAAGACCCTGTACGGCATGCGCGAAAAGGTCGACGTCGAGGCGCCGGTCGTCATCAATGAGACAGACGACAGCACGCTGGACGCTGCCCGCCGAGTGGCCTTTACCATGGCACTGGGCGCCAGGCTGGCCCAGAAGAAGCAGAAATAACCTGCCGCCCTTGTGCAACCCTGCCACCGGTAGTACCATCCGCGCGATGGGGTGGGGGAACACCTGAGAGGGCGCGCGCATGAAGAACACAGGCGGAGTCAACGCTACACAGATCCTGGCATCACCAGACGTGGTGCAAAGCGTGGTGCTCTCGTCGGGAGTCGGCCAGGCATTCGATGCCCCTGCAGGCGCGGGATTCGTGGCCTTCGCAGCCAACGCGGATATCTGGGTGAGATACGGCAGCACCGCAGCAGCAGTGCCCACCACCAGCAGCACCGCAGCCACTGGTAGCGAATTCAACCCCACGATCCGAAACATCGGATCCACCCAGACCACTACCGGCATCTCCCTCGTTTCGGAAACAGCCTGCAAAGCCTCGCTTGCGTGGTGGCGCCCGTGAGGCCGCCCGATAATGCGGCAGCGGGCAAGGGAACTCGATCATCGAATGTGATCGGCACCAGCGCAGCAGATGCAGCACCGGCCGGCAGCATCGGCGAGTCGGTCATCTCGGCCCTGCTTGGCACTGCGGTCAGCTTCCCGACTTCGACAACCTATGGTGACGCCACCAGCATCGCCCTGACCGCTGGTGATTGGGACGTGACAGCCGTTGGGGAAATCTATGCCAATGGTGCAACGGTGACCCTGGTCAATATCGGGATATCCCAGAACAGTGGAAACAGTGGAACCGGCCTAGTTTTCGGCGACAACTTTATACCCATACTCCCGCCCACTGCAGTTTCCGAGTCATCCGGATGCATCCCAAGCTACCGCATCTCGTTGGCAGCCCCTGCCACCGTGTACCTGAAAATGAAGGCGTCGTTCAGCGTAGCAACGCCCCAGATATACCCGCGCCTCAGTGCGCGCCGGGCAAGATAATCCGAGGAGAAGCGCCGCCCGGCGCCCCGGGCACTCCACAGCAGCCAGTCGGCAAGCACACATAATCGGAGAACACCATGCCTTACAATTCGCAGATCCTCACCAGCATCTACGGCCGGCGCCTCGGCCTGCAGCAACTCTCGACCGGCCAGTCCGGTGGTAGCAAAGCCGTCGAATTCCTGGTCGGCCCGGATGACTTCCGTCAGGGCATCACGACCAACGAGAGCACCGGCAAGGCCATGGCCCCGGCCGGAATCAGTTACCTCGTGGGAACGTCCGCAGCATCGACACCCGTGTTCCAGCTTTCTCCACCGATCCCGGGCATTCGCAAATCAATCGTTTTCGGCAGCACCGACAGCGCCTTGTACGTCAAGGCAGCGACCGGATGCTCGATCATCGGAACGAGCCTCGGATCCAGCGCCACTGCGATCCGCAGCAGCGGTGGCGGATACATTGAACTGGTTGGCGTGACCACAGCCCTGTATGCGCCTGCGATGATCTCATCCACTGCGGTCAATGGCATCGCCATGCAGGCCACTACTTAACCCAACGCGGGCACTGGGCCTAGCGTAACCGCACTATGCGCCGGCATCCTCCCAGTGGGGTGCCGGACCATTCCTCTGAGGAGGGGAACAATCGATGAAGATCGCACTGCTGGGCTCTGCCCCATCATCCCTGCAACTCGCCCCGAGTGGCGACCCGTCGTGGCATATCTGGGGATGCAGCCCCGGCGTGTACCCGTATGCGCCCAGGGTCAACGCCTGGTTCGAGCTCCACCGCTGGGAACCCGGCGAGATCGGCAAGCCGCACACCCAGAAGCAATGGTTCAGCCCCGAGTACGTGGCATGGATGGCCAAGAGGGATCCGCAGCAGTGCCCGGTCTGGATGTACGAAGCCGTGCCCGAGATCCCGGCATCCCGCGCCCTCCCGGTCAAAGACCTGCTGGCCAAGTACGGCACCTACTTCTTCACCAGCAGCCTGGCGTGGATGCTGGCATGCGCGATCGAGGACATCCTCGAGAACCGCAACGCCAGAGCAGCGCAAGGACTGGACCGTGAGGAGGACGTCATCGGCATGTGGGGCGTCGACATGGCCGCCAACGAGGAGTACGGGTACCAGCGCGCAGGCTGCCAGCACTTCCTGCTGCTGGCCGCGGACCTCGGCATCCGCATCCAGGTGCCGCCCGAGTCCGACCTGCTGCGCCCGATGCCCCTGTATGCGATCAGCGAGTCCAGCCACTGGATGATCAAGCACACAGCCCGGCGCCGTGAACTGGAAGGCCGGCTCGAGGGCGCGAAGCAGACGCTGAAGCAGGCCGAATTCGCCGTGGCTCATCTGACCGGTGCGCTGGACGACCACAACTACCACATGCAAACTTGGGGCGAGGACCGGGACGGTATTGGCATCCACCCCAGCATCATCGCCCAGCAGCCTGCCGTGCGCGCCATCATCCAGGAGCAACTGGCAGAGCAGACACGCATTACCGACCAGGCAGCTACGACAGCCGTCGACAAGTTCGCTGCTGAAACCAACGCCACCGTCGACAAGATCCTCAAGCAACCCGTGATGATCGGCAGGGCAACGACGTACCCCACCAGCAAGGTCCGCATGGACCCGAAACCCAAGAGGAGCAGACGAACATGAAATGCGTGAACGCTCTATGCCTGAAACAAGTGAACACCGCGGCCGACGTGCTGTACTGCCCGATATGCCAGCAGGACGGCACGGCCAACGAGATCAACCCGCAACGCTTCCCGGATGTGCAGGACGACACGCCAATCGAGGAAGTGCTGGTCGCCCACCCTGGCATTGCGGTTCGATACCAGCCCAGTCGTGGTCTCCCTCCTTGGCAGCTCGCGTGAACATGGACTTGCGGTCGTACATCGCGCGGCGCATGACCGAATCCGCCCACTGCATCCACCGCTTGGCCTCGTTCGTTTCTCGGATGGGGTCGATCAGTCCGGTGTGGAACCATTCCTTAGCCGTGGGGCGCAGCATCGACCCCATCTGGTCGCCGAGGTCGCGCCGGCACAGCAGCGGGAAGCTTGTCATCAGGTTCGATGCGAAGTCGACGCCAAGGCTGCGGTGGTAGGTGAAGTCCGCCCTCTCGGGGTAGAAGTTCTCGGCCTGTTCCTGCCATAGGCTCATCAGCGATGCACGCTTCCCGAAGAGGGACTGTGCCTGTTCGTTCAGATCCTTGGCGTCCATGGTGGTCCTTCCGGGGCGACTACTTGTCGTCCTTGTCGTATGCGGGTTCGGTGAATTCGCCGATTGCCAGATCCGTGATCTGGAAGTCGACGGCGGTTTCCTCCTCCGCGATCGGGCCGGTACCTGCGGACTGGCGCACCATGGTCACCATGGCCTTGACCTGGATCATCACGGTGGATCCGACTTCCGGCATTTCGGTGATCCCGGCCTTGTCGAGCTCGTCCTTGTCCATGTGGATGCACATGCCGTAGGGGTAGTCCGGCGCGATCGATGTGGGCGGTGCGACTTCGCCCATGTCCTTGCGCTGGTCCTCGGGGGTGCGCTTCATCGATATCAGCTTGGGTTCGGCCATGGCGGTCATCCTAACGTGTCAGTGACGCCATTGTCGGTCAGGATCGTGCTGGCCCTGCCGCGGCGTGCGAGTTGGTCCGCCAGGCTCTTGCGCTTGGCGGCATCGGTGTTGGCATCACCTGGGGTGGGCATGGTGGTTGGCGCGCTGACGGTGGGGGCTGCGACGGCTTGTGATGCTGGTGCGTCCTGGGTCAGCATCTTGCCGACCACAGATCCTGCCACACCGCCTGCGACTGAGGCGGCCACCGGGTAGGCTGCTGCAAGGGCTGCGAGTTCTGCCATATCGTTCTCCTATCTCCCCCTGCGAGTTCCACGGGTGGCCATGATGACCTGCGGCCGGCGCCCAAGTGGGCGGCTCTCTGCTGCCTTCTGCCTCCACATATCCCCATCGGTGATGTATGTCGGTCCTGCTGACCATGCTTCTACCACGGCATCGCCTCGGTCGGTGGACCGATTGAGCCTAGCGCACACGTCCTCCTTGGGTTCTACCTGAATCGCTGCCTGCCCGTCAACCTTGGCCAGCCAGAAGGCTGGGGCTGCCAGGTCGGCCAGCAGGATCTGGTCGGGTGGCCAAGAAGTGGCAAAAACCGAAACATGCACATTTTGGCAAACTGACAAAATATGCATGGCTAACCGGGGTGTTGTGTTTCCACAAAATGCGGACTAGAATCGTCCGCATTGGTGGACACCCCGGCAACGGC